GCCTCGACCGCGCTGGAGTCGCTCGCTATCCCGTGATGGGCGGTATGCGGGAAGGCCCGCTCAATAACGTCCTCTGTGCCATGGCGGCGAATCCGTCCAATGGGTTCGTGGCAATGCATCCTGTTTGGCTTACCTACCGTGACAGGTCTGTCACCCCCGAGAACCATTTCTTCCTGGGCACGGTCCCAGGCATTCGGTTCATCAATATCAAGTACCTCGACCCGGCCGAGGAGTTCGTCGTCGGAGCTGACACCTGGAAGGTTTTCCCCTGGGTCAAGAAGCAGAACCTCGGTGGATCGAATCCCGAGTCGAAGAACATGGGGATCGCCTACCAGAAGGCGTGATAGAACATGCCCACGGACCGTTCCGGCGCCGCCATCTCCTCGCCCGTCCTGGGTGTGTACCCTACGTATTGGATCGAGGGAAAGGACGCTCCTCCCCAGTGGTCAATCGAGCGCCTGGGCAAGGTTCCTGGTGCCAATCCGATCGGGGGCACGCACGCCGAAGCCTCTCCTTACGCGCCCGTGGGCACAAGCAACTTTTCCGGTGCCCTGGCCCAGGGGCCTGGGGATGACTTCTTCGAGAAGATCATTCTCCTACCGCGCCAGATTGACGCGGGGCTGGTCCTATCAACGTTGAACTACACAGTTCAACTCTACAGTTCCTACCGAAAGGCGATCCGAGCCTTCACCTCGTATACCAGTTCAGCGGGGGCCGGGGTCTATTTCACGGGTCTTCCTACGATCCCAAGCACAATTCAGCCGCAGACCGGATGGACGCTGACCCTGTGGATTACGGCCGACGGACCACCGGAGATTGATGGGGAGCTGATCTTTGGGTTCGACACCGGGGACATTATCCTTTACCTGACGGGTCAGAGGACGGTTCTGCTTCCGTTCGAACCGGAGGCTCCGATCGTCGAGCGTCTTCAATGGCTCACGGATATCTTGACCCACAAGAATGGCAAGGAGCAGCGCGTCTCGCTCCGCCTTGCCCCGCGGCAGATCTTCGAGGTGGAGTTTCAGGTCACGGACTACCAGAGGCGATGTTTGGAGAGCATGATCTTCAGCGTTCAGGAGAAGGCCCTCGGGTTTCCGGTCTGGCACGAGGCGGCAATTCTCACGGCGGCGGCCAGTATCGGGGACGACACGATCTACGTGGACTCGACGCAGTATGTCGATCTGCGAGACGGCGGCCTCGCAGCGATCTACGCCAATGAGGCCCTCTACGAGACCCTCGAGATCCTGTCGAAAACAACCACGTCGATCACGTTCGCGTCTACCCTTCTGAGCAACTTTCCCGCGGGGGCCCGAGTCCTGCCAGTCCGAATCGTTTACGCCAACCAGGTTGGGCGCGGGGAAAGGTACCCAGTCGGCCTGCAATCCCTCCGACTCATTCTGACAGCCCTTGACAACACGGTGGACCTTTCCAGCACGGTCGGCTTTTCGACTTTTAACTCGAAGGTCCTCCTGGACGATCCGAACGCCATGGACGAGACTCTTCCGGAGACGTTCGAGAAGGAACTCCTCACCTGGGACAACGAGACCGGGGTCTTCATGGTCGCTTCTCGCTGGCCCATGGGGCGGCGGGGACATGCGAAGAGGTTCGTCTCATCGAATCGGCAGGCACTGTGGCAGATTCGGTGTCTTCTTCATGCCCTTCGCGGTCGGCAGATTTCCTTTTATATTCCGACCTTCTACGACGACCTCTTGGTGACCAGAGACGTCACGGCTGGATCTGCGACTCTTACTGTACAGAATGTAGGATATACCAAGTACATTAACGCCGTGGCGCCGCGGAATGTAATCCGACTCACTAAGACGGATGGTACATCGGCAATCCGAACGATCACGGGCGCGGCGGTGATCGATGAGAACGAGGAGCAGTTGACCCTCAATTCGAACTGGGGGATCAACGCCACCATCGCGCAGGTCCGACGGGTCGACTTCATCGAGAAGGTTCGGATGGACAGTGACGAGGCGGTTCTCACCCACCAGGACGCGCTTGGTTGGTCCACGGTGGATATCCCGGTCAAGGCGGTGCTTGAATGACCTATGACGCCTACGAATCCAGCGTCGAGTCCGGTCAGCCGATCGAACTTTACGAGTTCCTTCTCGGCAGTACCTACTACCGCTATACCTCGAACGCCGAGACGATAACTGTCTCGGGGTCGGAGTATCGGGCTTCCCCGATTTCCCGAGGACGTCTGGCCATGTCCAGGGATGATAAATCCGGGGACCGTCTCCAGGTCACCATGCCGGCTTCTGAGACCTTCCCGCAACTTTACGTAAACGCAATCCCTGGGCAGCGGGCCTCGATGACCCTTCGCCGCGTGCATCGGAACGATATTGCAGTCAGTACGATCGTAGCATTCAAAGGCATGGTCCAGATGGTGTCCTTCGACGTGGACGCCACAACGGCCAAAATCACGGTCCTGCCCGTGACATGTGCCCAGACGAGGCCGATCCCACGGCGCACGTACTCCGCCCTCTGTGCCCACATGTTGTACGACGGTCGTTGTACGATCGATGAGTCGGACGCCGCCTGGAAGAAGATGTTCACGGTTACGACCGTCAGCGATGCCGATATTACCTGCCCGGGAGCGGGGGCGTGCGGCGCGGGTTTCTTCGTGGCGGGATTCGTGACGTACAATGGGGACTATCGGTTGGTCGTGGCGCAGGCGGGAGATGTCCTCACCTTGATAAATCCGTTTAACATTTCCCCCGCGGGAGAGGTCGTCGTGGTAAACGCCGGCTGCCAGAAAACCTTGGCCAACTGCGCGAGCCCGTTCGCGAACACCGACAATTTTGGCGGATTTCCCTTCGTCCCACTTGTCAATCCGTTCGAATCAGGTATGTAAATATGCCCTTTCTGGCGCTCTTTGGCATCGACGACTTCATCGTCTTCATGGTCATCGGGCTGGTGTTGTCCGCCGGCATGATGGTCCTCTCGGAACTTCTGCGACCGAAGCCGGACTTTGAGAATGCCCGGCCGGCGGGTCTCGGCGACTTTCACTTCCCGACGGCTGTCGAGGGCCGTGTCATTCCGGTCATTTGGGGTCGCGTCATGATCGATGGTCCGAACGTCGTCTGGTACGGGGATCTTCGAAAACAGCCCATGACCCAGAACATGAAGACGAGCATGTGGTCCTCGAAGAAAGTCATCACCGGATACGAATATTCGATCGGGTTCCAACTCGCTCTTTGTCTGGGCCAAGTAGACAGGATCTTCAAGGTCTGGATCGGGGACGATATCGTTTGGAACGTACCGTTGGGAGTCGGCGGCGCTGCGGTCACCGTCTTCATCGACGACCGGTCGCTCTTCGGAGGCGAGGACGCCGGAGGAGCCGGAGGTGTGGAGGGAACGGGAATCCTTTACGATGGGCGAGCGGCCCAGATGTTCAACTACTATCTCTCGTCCTATCAGACGCCGAACCTGCCGTATCGCGGGACGTGCCATTTCGTGTGGGAGGGTGGTTACCTCGGAAACTCGACGAACCTCCCGCCGTGGAAGTTTGAGATCCAGCGGTGCCCCAACACCCTGGGCATGATCACGGGACACCACATCATCGGATCCGGTGATGCAAATCCGATGTGTGTCATTCATGAGATCCTGACGAACACCGAGTGGGGATTCGGGTTCCCCACTGGAGACGTGGATACCGTCACCTTCAAGGCGGCTGCGGAGACCCTCTACACGGAGGGAAATGGATTCTCCATGACCGTTGACAGGGTGAAGGAGGCGAACGACGTCCTGAATGAGATCCAGCGACAGATCGATGGCATCCTCTACCTCGATCATGTGGACGGGAAGTTCAAGGTCAAACTCGCCAGGGCGGACTACACCATCGGTCTCGTCCCGCAGATCACGGAAAACAACTCCGTTGAGGTGCAGGATTTCTCGCGTGGGACGTGGGAAGAGACGAACAACCAAATCCACGTCAGCTATATGGACCGGGCGAAATACTACAAGGACGCCTTTGCGTCCGCCTCGGATCTTGCGAACCAACGGATCCAGGCCGGTGCGCTGATCTCCGCCCAAATCAACTATCCCGGCTGCAAGGACGCGGCCCTCGCCGCGAAGCTGGCCAACCGGGATCTCCGATACCGTTGTACGCCCCTCGCGAAAGCCACGATCTCCGTGGACCGCACACTCTGGGCGATCAAGCCCGGAGACGTGATTGCATGGACGGATGCCGACCTGGGTTTTGCCCTTATGCCCATGCGAGTGGGAAAAGTGGACTACGGGGAGTTGAAGGACGGGAAGATCATCCTCTCGCTCGTCCAGGACGTCTTCAAGTACGCCATTCCGTTCGACGCCACACCTCCGGGGACCCTGTGGGCACCACCGGTCGCCGCGGGCCTCTTTGCCACGGACCCGGCCCAGACATTCATCAGGGAGGCCCCGTGGGGAGTCTCGTATCGGGATAATGCTTCGGGAGGATTCTTTGGGTCCCATCAGGC